GTCCACTTTCCAGCTTACTTTCCCAAAAGTAGCATGTATTGATTCAGAGACAGGTGTTGCACATTATGAAGGTAAGGATATTACTCTAAATAATGGTAATACATACAACAATTTATTATTGGTAGATGATACATCTGATCTTGATGAATTAGAAGAAGATTTAGATTCTTTTCTTAATGGTGATTACGATGGTCAAATTGAAACATTATCAATAGATTCAGAAAGCAAATTTTATGCCGCAATGCAAATTGGAGCAACAGAAGTAGAAGAAAGACGTGCTAGAAAAAAAGGTGGAGATGTTGATGATGCCGGTATTAGTGTAAAACAGTGGGGACGTATTAAGATTATTAATATGAAACTTCAACAGGCAAAAATTGACCTCTCTTCAAAGGGTATCCATGTTGTGTCTGTGGCACAGGAAGTAGAAATCAAAGACGATGACGGAAAGAAGATTATTGGATATAAGCCTGATATGCATAAGTCGGTTAAATTCGATTACGATACAATTCTTCGTCATTATACCAAGAAAGATAAAGATGGTAATGTTTCATTCTGGGCAGAAGTTATCAAGGATAGAACAAACGTCACAAAGGTTGGACAGCAGATTGAAAATCCATCATTTGATATTTGGAAGGATTATTATGAATCTATGAATGGTCTTGAGACAAATAAGACTTCATATAAGAATGATTTAAAGACATCTACCGAATCAATGGTAAGTGATGCTGATAAAGCTGAAGAACTTGCTAATGAATGGAAAGATATGATGAAACAGCTTAAAGAAGATAAGAATATGGATGCAATCAGTAAAATCAATAATCTTATTAAAGAGAAGAAGATTGACGTGAAAAAAATTGAATTACAGACTGTAGAAGATTTAACTGAATTAGTTGATTTTACAAAGTTACAGTTAGCATAATTATCTATAAAATATTTGCTCTGGTATGTAATTACCAGGGCAAATAGATTAGAGGTGAAGTTTTGGCTCGTGCAATAAAAGAACCTAAAAATAAAGATTGGATTGACCTTTGCGAATATGTAAAAAAAGAAATTTTACAATATGACGATAATATGAAAATTCCAAAATATCTCGTATTAAAATTACAGGGTTTAAAAAAAGGTCAACATATTGCAAATAATAATATAGAAACAAGTGCTTGTTATGATGACTATACATTACTATGTGCTTTTAAAATTTGTAAAAGAAAAATAGTAGATTATCTAACTAAGAATGAAACAAAAATTAAAGATGAAAATCATAAAATCAATCTCATTGTGAAAATGGTAGAGCCAGAAATTAATGATGTATATATCAGATTACAACAAGCCAAAAAAAAAGAAGAAAAAATACAAAATGAGTCTTTTGACAATCAGTTTAGCGACGGAGCTGAATATACAAAAAAGACAAAAGATGTGAATGATAAATTGAAAAAATTATTTTAGGGAGGCAATATTTGGCTCAAAATAAGAATGAAAAGAAACCTACTCCATTTCAGGAAGAACTTATTAAAGCAGCCAAAACAGTAAAAGAATATAAACTTGCTTGCGAAGCTAATATAGTTTCCATATTTTTTAAGAAACCTGATTTGATGTATGATTATCAGTTAAAATTAGAAGATTTTACTGAAAACACTTGGAGGGTTTATTGGCAGATTGCATATGACATAGTAATTCGTGAAAGAAAATCAACACTTGATGAGATTACAGTTGGATTATATTTGGAGAAACATAGTAAATTAAGACAGAAATATGACGAATATGGCGGTTATGAAACTATTGAAAAAGCTATGGAATATGTGAAAGTTGAAAATATAAATGGTTATATTGCAGAACTTAACAAGTGGAATACTGTTTTACTGTTATTGAAAAATAAATTTCCTGTGTATGACAGACTTAGTGAATTTGCTGATATGTCGTTAGATGATATTTACGTTGAGTATGAAGCTGTATTGAATCATATATTTATAAATGCTGATGAAGAAACTAAATCATATTCTTTAGAAGATGGTATTGATGAATTGATAGATAAGCTCAATCAAGGAAATGCTGTTGGACTCCCATATAATGATATGAATTTATTAAACAAAGAAACTGGTGGTCAATTAACTGGCAATATTACTTTGGTCGGTGGATTATCAAATATGGGTAAGACAACACTAACAAGATCAATGTGCATTCCTTCTATTATTAAACATGGCGAAAAATTAGTAATTATAATCAATGAGGAAAGCAAAAGTAAATGGCAGAGAGAAATGCTAGTGTGGGTTGCTAATAATATTTATAAATTTGATTTACAGAAATTTGTTGTCAGAGACGGCAAATATAGTGATGAAGTAATGGATATGCTGAGAAAATGTGCTGAATGGATTAAAACAAAAGCTAGTGATAATACCATTACAATTATTCCATTTAATAAATACCGTACTGAAAAAGCTATAAAAGTAATAAAAAAATATGCCAGTTTAGGCGTTAAATATTTTATTCTCGATACATTTAAAGCAGATTCCGGAAGTCGGAATGAAAAGATGTGGTTAGAGATGCAACAGGCAATGGTAGATATTTATGATACTGTTAAAACTGATGGTGGCAAAGATGTACATATAGTAATCACGTTTCAGTTAGCAAAATCTTCTGCAAGACAACGGTTTTATAGTCAAGATAATATTGGACAAGCAAAGAATATAATTGATGTAGCAAGTACATGTATTATGATACGTGATGTATTTGATGACGAATACACTGGAGAAAAAAATGCGTTAAAGGTTTATAAGTTAGAAGGAAAAAATAATAAATCTAAAATTCCTGTTAATTTAGACCATGATAAACATTATCAACTTCTTTTTATAGTAAAAAACAGAGAAGGAGCTGCAAATAATGTACAAATCGTGGTCGAGCATGATATGAGTAGGAACTTATTAAAAGAAGTAGGATTTACTTCTGTACCAGTTGATTTTTAATGAAAAGGCGGTGAGCATATATTAATGCAGACGATTTAAAAGAATACATAATAGAAAATAATTGTGTGTTTACAATATTGGAGTCATTAGGATGCCATGATATTAAAGAATATCAGGAAGAATGGCGAGCCGCCTTGCCAAATGGAACAAATAAAACTGCTGTATGTGTAAAAAAGAATAATTTGTCATCTGCTATTAGATGTGCTGAAGGAAATAAAATGGGAGATATTTTTACAATAGTAATGGATATTAAAAATATTTCCTTTGGCAAGGCTAATAAGTATTTGCATAAATTATTGGGTCTAAATTATACATACAGCAGTAAATCTAAAGAAGAAGAAAAAAATGATCCATTGCAAATTTTTAAAAAAGTAAAGAGAAGACGGCATACACTTGATAAGGATATTCCTATATATGATGATTCGTGTATGAAAGAATATGTGGATTTACCATATATAGGTTGGGTTAGAGAGGGGATTCTTCCGTTTACATGTAAGAGATTTAATATTGGATATTCATATGACAGAAAGAGAATTGTGATACCTGAACGCAAATGGGATGGTGACGACAATGAATATATAGGAATTAGTGGCAGAACGACAGTACCAAATTATGAATTATTCGATATACCAAAATATTTCAAATTATCTAATACATATCCCAAAGGAATGAATATTTATGGATTGAATGAAAATTATAAAAGTATTCAAGAAGCAGGATATACAGTCGTTATGGAAGCTCAAAAATCTGTATTAAAACGATATTCCAGAAAAGATGAGACGGGGACAGCAATAGGAAATTGTGAATTTACAGAAGAACAAGTAAAGATACTAATTAGTTTAAATGTAGAAATATGTATCTGTTTTGATGAAGGAATATCACTACAACATATAAGAAAAGAATGCGAAAAGTTTTATAAAATTAGAAAAGTTTCTTATATGTATGACAGATGGGGATTATTAAAAGAAGGATCAAAAGATAGTCCTGCTGATATGGATAATAAGACTTTTAATTTCATGTTCAAACATAGAACTATATATGATGAAAAAGAACATAAGGAATATATTAAAAATAATAGGAAGTGATTAATTGGCAAGAAAAACAAGAGAAGAATTAAATAAGCTTTGTAAAGAATTAAATGTAGAAAAATTAGATAGCTGGTCTAAGTATCATTGTTACAAACAAGATCATTGGGAAGCATTCTTAAAATATATATTACATGAAAAAGAAGATAGAACAAATGGCATCTATGCTGTTTCAGGTGGCTATTGTCATGACATTATCGAAAAATTCTATAATGGTGAAATCGAATATAATGACATGATTGATAAATATGAAGATTCGTTATTAACCATGAATATTGCAGAATTAAAATATGATAGAAATGATTCGGAAAAGAATGAAAAGATCGCTAACAAATATGAGAACTGTATTCGTCATTTCTTTAAAAATCATGTTGTTATTAATCAGCCACATAAAACAGAGCAGTTCATAACGATCCGAATATGTGATGATGTTGTTCTGCAAGGGTATGTAGATTTTTTGTTTATGGAAAAGTACACAGATGAAAATGGTAACGGAAAAACTCGTATAAGAATTGTCGATTGGAAAACAAGTACACGTTATACAGGACAAAAAATTGATGCAGAATGTGGACAACTTGTTATCTATGCAGAAGGAATTAGACAAGCATTAGGTATTCCATTGGAAGATATTGTTTGTGAATGGAATTTCCTTAAATATGTGACAGTTACATATGAACAGAAAAATGGAAAGCTGAAAGATAGATATATTGAAAGAAATAGTATTGGAGAAAGTTTAGTCAATACAGCAAAAATGTGGTTGAAAGAATTTGGATATGAAGATGAAATTGATAGTTACGTAGATTCAATGATTCTTGATAATAGTATTGATTGTCTCCCAGATGAAGTTAGAGAGAAATTCAGTATTAATGATTGTTATGTAGAAGTACCTTTAAGTGAAGAAAAGATTGAAGAATTAAAAGCGGATATTATTGAAACACTACATGATTTCAGAGAAAAAGAACAAGAATATAACAAAACAAAAGATGAAATGATCTTTTGGCAAGACGTTACTGATGCTGATGCATTTCGATTAGCAACACTTTCAGGTTATTCAAGAAAATTGCATAAGCCTTATGATACTTATTTGAAAGAACAAGAAATGTTTGAGAATAAGGATGATGACGATGACAATGAAGAAAATTCTGAAATAGTTTCAAATAATGAAGAAGATGATTTGTTGGCATTTTTAGATAGTCTGTAAAAGAGGTGAAATAAAAATTAATAGATATGAAAATTATCACAAACATTGTCATGAAAGCAATGTAATGACATTGGACTGTGTTGTAAAAAATACAGATTATATTAAGAGAAGTTTAGAATTAGGCTGTAAAAATTATTTTACAACTCAACATGGATGGGCTGGAAAATTCTTGGAAGCATATGATTTATGTAAAAAAAATAATCTTAAAATGATTTATGGTGCAGAATTATATATGGTTAAAGATAGAAAAGAGAAAGATAATTCTAATTATCATATTGTAATTATTGCAAAGAATCAAGATGGTTTTTATGAATTAAATGAAATTATGGCTGAAAGTAATAGGACTGGCTTTTATTATAAACCAAGAATTGATATAGAGTTAATTAAAAGATTAAATCCTAATAATTTCTTTATTACATCAGCATGTATTGGTGGAATTTTAAGACCAAGTGATGATATGAAGGTATTATTTGAAACTGTATATGGACATTTTGATAGTAATTTTTATTTAGAGGTACAGAATCATCCATTTGATATTCAAATAAATCATAATAAAAATATGTTGATGTTAAAACAACATTATAATATGCAACTTATTCATGCAAATGACAGTCATTATATTTTTCCAGAACAAGCAAAAGATAGAGTTAAATTTCTTAAAGGAAAAGGAATAAATTATGGAGATGAAGATAACTTCATTCTTGATTTTCCTGATTATGATACAGTCGTTGAAAGATATAAAAAGCAAGGTTTATTAGCGGATTGGCAGATTAAAGAAGCATTAGACAATACATTGATTTTTGATGAATGTGAAGAATTATATTTTGATAAAGAAATTAAAATGCCAACAATTTATCCAGGATATATACAAGAAGAAAAGGATAAAGAATTATCCAAACATTTAGTAGAAAAGTGGAATGTTGAAAAAACAAATATTGATAAATCACGTTGGAAAGAATATCAAGATGGCATTGCTTTTGAATATAAAATTGTCAAAGATACCAAAATGGCTGATTACTTTTTGTTCAATGAGAAAATGGTTGAACTAGCCAAAAATAAATACGGCGGTGTTCTATCAAGAACCGGAAGAGGTTCAGCAGTTTCATTCTATATTAATAAATTGTTAGGATTTACTGAAATTGATAGATTTGAAGCACCTGTTCCATTATATCCGACTCGTTTTATGAGTACAGCTAGAATTTTAGAAACCAGATCCTTGCCGGATATAGATCAAAATTGGGCTGATGTATCTGCTCCAATAGCAGCTTCAAAAGAATTGCTTGGTGAAGATGGAATCTATTATATGTATGCATTAGGAACGATGAAAGAGTCATCTGCATTTAGAAATTTATGCAGAGCATATGAGATTCCAATGAATGAATATAATGAGGTTGGAAAAAATTTAGATGCTTTCAGAACTGATAAAAAGTGGAAGCCTATTATAGATGAAGCACAAAAATATATTGGAACAATCGAAAGTATTTCTCCTAGCCCTTGTAGTTTTGTACTATCTAATAAACCATTATCAAGAGAACTAAGTCTTATTCGTGTCGGTAATGAATTATGTGCTTGTATTGATGGATATACATCTGATGTATGGAAATTTTTGAAAAACGATTACTTAACTGTAAAAGTATGGAAGATTATTTCCGACTTTTATAAATTGATTGATAAACCTATACCTAACATAAGAGAATTATTGCAAAGAGTTGATAGTGGAACATGGAAATTATATGAAGATGGAATGACAGCAACATTAAATCAAGCAGATACCGATATTTCTACTTCCATGTTAAAAAGATATAAACCACAGAATGATGCAGAAATGAGTGCTTTTGTGGCAGCAATAAGACCTGGATTTGCTAGTTTGGTTAATACATTTCTTGATAGAGAACCATATAGTACAGGAGTTACACAGATTGATGATATTTTACAACCAAGCTATCATTTTATGCTATATCAAGAGTCTGTTATGGCTTTTCTTGTTTGGTGTGGAATGAAAGAAGATCATACATATGACATTATTAAAAAGATTAGCAAGAAAAAATTTACACCAGAAGCTAAAGAGGAATTAAGACTTGAACTATTGGCTGGATATAAAAATAATCTTGGAACAGAAGATGGTTTTGATGAAGTATGGCAGGTTGTAGATGACGCTGCAAGATATAGCTTTAATGCTGCTCATGCTGTTTCTGTAGCTTATGACAGTATTTATGGTGCGGAAGCAAAAGAACATTATCCATTAGAATATTTCACAGTTGTATTAAATGAATATCAATCAGATAATGAAAAGACAAGTCGTATTATTGCGGAATTAGATTATTTTGGAATTAAGATAGAGAATATTAAATTTGGAAAATCAAAGAGCCAATATACATTTGATAGGAATACAAATACGATTTATAAATCAATATCTTCTATTAAATATTGTAATGAAACAATGGCAGATGAATTGTATGAATTGGGAAGTAATAATACATATGATGATTTCGTAGAAGTAATCAAAGATATTAAAACAAAAACATCTGTCAATTCAAGACAATTACAGATATTAACAATATTAAACTTCTTTTCTGATTATGGTTCTAACAAAAAACTGCTTCGGATTATTGAGTTATTTGAAAAGTTTTATGATAGAAAACAAATTAAAAAAGCAGATATAGAAGTTCTTGGTATTGATATTGATGAATTTGAAGGCTGTTACGATAATGAAACTCCAAAAATGTATAAGGAACTTCATATGGACGTTTATAT